GCTGAGCATATTGCATCAAACTGTGAGCCACATAATTATTTTTCGTTTCAATCATTGTTAAAGTAATCTCAGGCGACTGGCTACCTGTGATGTGATTAGCGTTGTAATGGCCCATGCGTTTACTATCAGTATCAAACTGAAGTAATGGCACAGATAGCTCGGTAGCTAACCAAGGCATAAGATTATTAGTAACAAGTTCTAAATTGCGGGTTGCATTATTTCTGTAAGCTGAAAACTGCACTAAATAAAAGGATTTATGCTGAATACCCAATTTATAAAGATCTCGATATAGACCCACAAATCTATCTCTAGGCATACCGCCCCAATTTAGGTTTACTGGTCCATTTCCTGTAGCCGTGGTACCAAGATCAAGGCCTCCCATATTAGGCAATCGGTCACTGATAAAACCTTTCGCAGCTGTTTTAGCTTTACCGGCCGCTTTTTGTTTAAGCTGATTTATGTCGAGCATTAGTAATCCTCTTCATTATCATTGAAACCTGTGCCATTAGCTGCTGGCTCTTCATAATCACCAGGATTATCCTCACCAGATAAATCAGTCTGCGGCTTACCCTTTTCTAAAGCATTCACATAGATCTCGGCCTCTTCATCATCACAACCGCCGATTTTAGTAAGTACAGTAAAGTTACTTTCTCTGTCCAGATTAAGTTCTTTAAGCGTACCCAATGCACTACCAAACATGGCCATTGTATTGGATCTCGTTTGCTTGTTTGTCAGTGCTTCAGTTGAGGCCGCTGAAATATCAGAATAAAACTCGAATTGCCAAGGCAGATCTTGAGGATCAAACATATAGCCGTATTTATAGCCAATATGAACATTGGCAATATGATTAAAGGCTTTCGTTGTTGCGGCACGAACATGAACGGAGCGTTGGGCAACTTGCGCCGATGTATGAAAAAAACCACCATCACCAAGACCACCAGACAATTGTTCAGCCCATCCCAAAAGTGATAAGTCTGTACCCAGTGCCCCTGCCATACGGCGAACATTGATCATGAGCGGTTCAGGATTCACTGGTGCGGATCTGCGACTCATATCACCAATTGCATTAAGCACTTGCTTGTCACCCCACACGGGTAAAATATGCCAGGCTTTAGACCAAATCGCGTCCCCACCTTTTAAGGCATCCCGGACATTGTTTTTATGGGATTGCAACATTTGAGTGAGGCCGGCTTTATATTTTTTCCGTTGTTCTGGCGGCATACCCGATACGTCAAATGTTAAAAATGCTTGCTCTACACTATCTGCAATCTGTTGTGAGTTTAATGCTTGTAGCAGCAGCTGAACGTTTGCCCAAGGTTCTTCGGCGTCATACAGAATAGATCCGCCAATCTCACTGGCCACAATCGGAAGTTTATTAATATCATTCTCAGACAGCATATTTTTATGCAAATACGGATTAATTGAGAATTGCGGCACTGGTGTGTAACGTGGCATTTTCATACGTGCCATCTGAAAAGTAGTGAGCTTGGTGAGCTTTCGCATTTCCAGATCATTTTTTTCTAAAATATGATAACCAATTGTTCGCCCGCCCTGCTCATAAGACTGAATTAACGGCGGTTCAGTATATTCATTACAAATAAGCTGCAGCAGTCCTGCACCTTTGGCCCCATACATACGCACATAACTATCGCCGTAAGATACGCCGTAACGTGCCATTGGGAATGCAATTTCATTGAAAAGCGGCATCAATAGCCGGGCTTCTCTCTCAACCAACTGTCTTAAATGTCGTGCTCGTTTTCCGCCATTCCTTAGTTTTTGAGAAGGTGTCATAAAAACCCCATCACCACGGGATTCATGGCCC